CCAATGAAAGACGAGAAAGGTCGTCCAACGAGAAAAGCACTTTCTTTAAGAAAGTGGAATTGTTGATAAATAGTTGAAGACCATTATGGAGGAGTTATTATGTCAGCAGTAGTTGCTTGGTGTTTAGCAAATCAGGCTCTTATCGCAACTGTTCTTTTTGCAGTTTCGGAAGCACTTGGAGCAAACCCAAAAGTAAAATCAAACGGTATTCTTTCACTCATTCTTTTACAGGTCCAAGGACAACTGAAAAATAAAGGTGCTAAAGATTTAACTCCTTAGTCAATAACAATCTATTATTTTAATGGGGAGATTCATACTCCCCTATTTTTATAAATAAATTTAGGAAAAAAATTAACGAGAAATCACATGGCACTTTGGGGTATTTCAACAAACGCAGAGACTGCAGCAAATAATTATGCAATTCCCAAATATTTTGGTAAGTATTCTGCAATTAATTCTCAATTTGAAGCAATTGATAGAACTAGAAGTCCTTATAATTGCTTTGCAGAAAATCGTGGATGGACTTATAGACATTATGGAACCAAGATGCATTCTGGTCTTTCCACAAGTTATTATGACGAGTTGATCGTACAAGTTTCTGGATTGAATACTACTGGTTCTGGTACAAGTACAGTTGGACTTGGTACTGCTACCCCAATTGCTGTTTTCTATGAAGATCCAAACCTTGCATCACCAATCAGTATTGGTGCTGGTGGAACTACTGGAATTGGAACTGGAACTATTGGATATGTTCATGTAGTTTGGAACGAAGCAGTTTGGTGTAGTGCTGGTGCAACTATTATCATCACTCCATCTACTGGTTCAAATATTGTTGCTACTGCTGCTTCTGCTGGTGCTCCAGTTCATGTTAATATTCCAGGTGTCGGTCAAACAGTTATTACTTTTGATGGACAAATTACTAATAGGGTTGCATTTGCATTTACTGCTCCTTCTACTGGTATTGGTACGGTATTAAGAATCAACACTGGTATTAATGTTGTTGGAACTGTAACTGATGCGTATGATGGTGCAGCAGCACTCAAGACATTAACAGGACTCATTAAGAATATCGCAGGCGCAGGAACTACTTCTGGTGTTGGTATTGGTGCAACTACTTTAACGATTAGTGCATGATATGAGATTTGATGAATTGAATGAAGATAATTATCTCTTATTTGCTATTAAATATTATGATAATCCACAATCTGTAACCAAAGATGATTTTTATGAAGATCTAAAAAGGTTTAAGTGGATAAAAAGATTATTAAAAAGACATAAAACAACAGGTGAGTTAAATGCTCACCTTTTAATTAATCATTTTATTATTCTTTATAATGTTTTTGGTGATGCAGCAACACCTTTATTGTTTTATAAAATAGATAGTGAATTTTGGAGTATTGTCAAAACTTTTGTGGTTTATCTTGGAAGATTGCCAGAAGTTCCAAAAACTAAAATTCATAATATTCCAATTGATATAGAATGTTTAGAACAACTTAATTTAATCTAATGAAAGAATCTACCCTAGACAGAATTATTTCAATTGTAAGACATTATATTGTTGAAGATGGAATGTCAGCATCTGTTGCTCCTACAAATTCCACAAACCCACCAGGACAAATAAATATCGCAGGTCTTCCACCAGATACTCCTCCAGTAAAAAAGAAAAATAAATACATTTATGGGACTGGATTCCGTAAGAATTGGATGCAAAGAAGAAAACCACCACAATAATAAAAAAATGTTCCCACCATCATCTACTGAAACAAAAATAGCACTACTTGAAGAACGTATTAATGTTTACGAACAGATGATGGAACGAATTGATACTGCAATTCAAAAAATTGGTGAGACAAGTCAAAATATTAGTCAAATGCTTGCAGTTCATAATGAAAAGATTGAGCAATGTAATAGAACCGATAATTTAATTGTATCGATGATTGAAGATATTAAAAAATCTTCAAAAGAACAACACGAACAAATAAGTAAAGAGTTAGGTGAAAGGATAGACAGGGTAGAAGAAAAGGTAGAAGGTATTTCAAAATTTAGATGGCAAGTATTGGGTGGTTTAGCAGTCATTGCCATTTTTATTAAATTTGCTCCACCAGCATTAAATCTCTTGACATCACACCAGAATTCAAGTAGCATAGAGAGAACGAAGTAATATTCTTTTTTGTAATGAGTTTTGTTGATTCCAAATACATCGGGTTGGTATCTTCCCGACTGGATAAGTTTGCCAAGAAAAAGGAAGGTCTTTATAACTTTCGGTGTCCTTACTGCGGTGATAGTCAAAGGACAAAGAGTAAAGCAAGAGGATATATTTACCAACTGAAGAACGACCACAATTTTAAATGTCATAATTGTGGAACTTCCAGAACATTCACAAACTTCTTAAAAGATCTAGATACTGTCCTTTACGATCAATATGTAATGGAAAGATACAAAGAAGGCACCACAGGCAAAAGGTCTCAAACAAAAACACCAGAATTTAATTTCGAGAAACCAAACTTTTCAAAAAAGTCATTTGACCTGCCTACTATCGCAGAACTAAATAAAGAACACTTCGCAAGAAAATATCTAGAAGATAGAAAAATACCCAACAACTATCTGCGTGAATTGTATTTCTGTGAAAAGTTTAAAGAATGGACGAACACTCAAAAACACACCTTTGATAAAGTAGAGCAAGACGAACCACGAATTATTATTCCTCTAATCAATAAAGGAGAAATATTTGGATTTCAAGGTCGTAGTTTAAATAAAAACTCAAAGGTAAAATACATTACAATTATTCTTAATGATACACCTCCAAAAATTTATAATTTAGATAAACCAGATTATAATAAAACTGTTTATGTTGTTGAAGGACCAATTGATAGTATGTTTTTAGATAATTCAATTGCTATGGTTGGTGCGGACATCGACAAAATGTTTTTTCTATCTAACTTTGAAACAGACTTTGTGATGGTTTATGATAATGAAAAACGAAATAGACAAATTGTTGATAGAATGGAAAATGCAATAGACCTGCGACTTCCAATTGTTATTTGGCCGAATGACTTGAAAGAAAAGGATATTAATGATATGATCCTTGCAGGAATTGATGCCTCAAAAATCATCAAGGAAAATACTTATATGGGATTAGAAGCAAAAGCAAAACTTATTGGATGGAAACGAGTATGAGCAACGGTACAAAGGTAATTAAAAGAAATGGTTCAAAAGAACCTCTTGATTTGAATAAACTTCATTTGATGGTTGAAGAAGCATGTAGAGATCTTGCTGGTGTTTCTGCTTCTCAAGTTGAAATGCAATCAGGAATTCAGTTTTATGATGGAATTACTACAGCAGAAATTCAAGAAATTTTGATTCGTTCGGCATCAGATTTGATTGACTTAGATAATCCAAATTATCAATTTGTTGCTGCAAGATTACTTTTATTTTCTGTGAGAAAATCTTTGTATGGAAGAGTGCAAGATCATCCTGATTTCGTTGAGCACATTAAAAAATGTGTTGATTGTGGAGTTTATGACTCAGAAATCTTGAATAACTATACAGAAGACGAACTCAATCGTCTTGGTCATTATATTCAACACAATCGTGATTATCTTTTTACTTATGCTGGTCTTCGTCAAGTAGTTGATAAGTATTTGGTTCAGGATCGTAGTATCGGTCAAGTATATGAAACTCCACAATTCATGTATATGATGATTGCTGCTACTATTTTTGCTAGATATCCAAAAGAAACTAGAATTTCCTATGTCAAACGATACTACGACGCAATCTCAAAGCACAAAATCAACATTCCCACACCTATCATGGCAGGAGTGCGAACTCCACTTCGACAATTTGCTAGCTGTGTTCTTGTTGATGTTGATGACACCCTCGATAGCATCTTTAGTTCTGATATGGCTATCGGCAGATATGTTGCACAAAGGGCGGGCATCGGTATCAACGCAGGTCGAATCCGTGGCATCAACAGTAAAATCAGAGGTGGAGAAGTACAACACACAGGTGTGGTCCCCTTCCTTAAAAAGTTTGAAGCAACTGTGCGATGCTGCACACAAAACGGTATCAGAGGTGGTTCTGCTACAGTCCACTTTCCTATCTGGCACCAAGAGATAGAAGATATCTTAGTACTAAAAAATAATAAAGGAACCGAAGATAATCGTGTTCGTAAATTAGACTACTCTATCCAAATCTCCAAACTGTTCTATGAACGATTTATCAAGAACGAAGAAATCTCCCTTTTCTCTCCACATGCAGTTCCTGGTCTTTATGATGCTTTTGGGACTGATCGATTTGACGATCTTTATGTGGATGCAGAACGAAATGAATCTATTCCTAGAAAGACTATCGGAGCTCAAGAACTCTTTTTGGACCTCTTAAAAGAAAGAGCAGAAACTGGTCGTATTTACATTATGAATATCGACCATTGCAATTCACACTCATCATTTATTGATAAGGTTGAAATGAGTAATCTTTGCCAAGAGATTACACTTCCTACAGTACCACTTCAACATATTGATGATCCTGATGGTGAAATTGCACTTTGTATTCTTTCTGCTGTCAATGTTGGTAAAGTGAAATCCGATGATGAATTTGAAGATCTTTGTGATCTTTCTGTTCGTGGTTTGGAAGAATTGATTGATTATCAAAACTATCCTGTAGTTGCTGCAGAGATTGGAACTAAAGCACGTAGGTCTTTAGGTGTTGGATATATTGGTTTAGCACATTATCTTGCTAAACTTGGTTTTAATTATGATACTCAAGAAGCTTGGGATGCAGTTCATCAACTATCTGAATCTTTCCAATATTTCCTTCTCAAAGCATCAAATGAAGTTGCTAAAGAAAAGGGTGCTTGTGAATATTTCAATCGCACTAAGTATTCCCAAGGTATTCTTCCAATCGATACTTATAAGAAAGATTTGGATGAAGTTTCTTCGGTTGCTCTTCAGCATGATTGGGAATCATTAAGACAATCAATCAAAGAGTTTGGTCTTAGGCATTCTACTCTTACGGCACAAATGCCTTCAGAATCAAGTTCTGTAGTTTCAAATGCAACTAATGGAATCGAACCTCCTCGTGGATTCTTGTCAATTAAGAAATCCAAAAAAGGTCCTCTTAAACAAATTGTTCCACAGTATCAGCATCTCAAAAACAATTATACGTTGCTTTGGGATATGCCTAGCAATCGTGGGTATATTAATATTGTTGCAGTTATGCAAAAATTCTTCGATCAAGCAATTTCTGGAAACTGGTCCTATAATCCAAGCAATTATGAAAATAATGAAGTTCCTGTTTCAGTGATGGCACAAGATCTTCTTACAACTTATAAACTTGGATGGAAGACTTCTTATTACCAAAATACATATGATAATAAAACAGATGAAGTTAAGGAGGAAAAAACTAGTATTGATGATCTCGTTAAAGAACTTTTAGAAGGAGGGGAAGAAGACTGTGAATCCTGTAAAATTTAGAATTACTGCAGAGAAAGAAAAAATGATTCAAGGAATGACCGTATTTAATACTCAAGAGGTAGATGCCAAAAAGCAACCTATGTTTTTTGGTTCTCCTCTTGGAGTTCAAAGATATGATTCGTATAAGTATCCAGTATTTGATAAACTGACTCAACAACAGTTGGGGTATTTCTGGAGACCAGAAGAAGTTTCTTTGCAAAAGGATCGTGCAGATTATCAAACTCTTCGTCCAGAACAAAAACATATCTTTACTTCTAATCTAAAATATCAAATTCTTTTAGATTCAGTTCAGGGTCGTGGTCCTGGAATGGCATTTATTCCTTATTGTTCTCTTCCTGAATTGGAAGCTTGTATGACGGTTTGGGAATTTATGGAAATGATTCATAGTCGTTCCTATACATATATTATTAAGAATGTGTATTCGGATCCCTCAGAAGTTTTTGATTCTATTTTAACTGATGAAAGAATTCTTGATCGTGCTTCATCCGTAACTGGTGCTTATGATGATTTTATTAATTCGGCACAATCTTATGGAAACTCAAATCTTTGGATTCACGCTCAAGAAGGTGCTGGAACTGCAAAGGATGAAAGATATGAATTAAAAAGAAAACTCTATCGTGCAATTGCAAATGTCAATATTCTCGAAGGTATCAGATTCTATGTCTCTTTCGCTTGCTCGTTTGCGTTTGGTGAACTCAAACTTATGGAAGGATCCGCTAAAATTATCTCTCTCATCGCACGAGACGAAAATCAGCACCTTGTCATTACTCAGAACATCCTCAATAAGTGGCGTGAAGGAGATGATCCAGAAATGCAACAAATTGCTAAAGAAGAAGAGGAATGGGTAAGAAGTGCTTTTGACAATTGTGTGAATGAGGAGAAAAGGTGGGCAGAATATTTGTTTAAAGATGGTTCAATGATTGGTCTGAATGATAAACTTCTTTGGAGTTACGTTGAGTGGATTGCCAATCGTCGTATGAAAGCAATTGGTATTAAACCACTTTATGATATTTCTGCAAAAAATAACCCACTTCCTTGGACTTCTCACTGGATTGAATCTAAAGGATTGCAAGTAGCACCTCAAGAATCGGAGGCAGAAAGCTATTTGGTTGGTGGAATTAAACAAGATATGACTTCAAATCAATTTTCTAGTTTTAAACTATGAATTATTATGTTTATGTTTATTTAAAAGAAGATGGAACCCCTTACTATGTCGGTAAGGGGAAAGATAATAGGTGGAAACAAAAATCTCATAGTGTAGAAGTTCCACCCAAAGAACGAGTCATTTTTCCTTTAAAAGATGTTGATGAAAAAACTGCTTTAAATGAAGAAATTAAATTGATAGAAAAGTGGGGAAGATTGAATAATGGGACTGGAATATTAGAAAATAAAACTGATGGTGGAGATACTCCACCAAAACAATATAAATCATTATATACTCCTTATGAAAGAACACCTGAAATAAGGGAAAAGTGTTCCAATTCGGCACATAGAAAAGGAAGACCTGGGAAACAAACCCCAGAAGAAATTGAAAGAAAACGTGAATCTATGAAAAAAGTTTGGGCGGAAAGAAAAAGAAAGCCACTACCAAGAGATTCTAATGGTAGGTTTCTGAAGATGTAATATGAGGGGTTTCGACCCCTCTTTTTTTATAAATAAAAAAAAGTATTGCTTATTCATATGTCTGGCATTTCCAAGTTCAAAAGAATTTATACCGAAGGTGTTGCGGCAGAACATCCAGATATTGCAGGACAATCAGAATTTGCAAGTAAAGCAGATGAAATCTTAGCAAGAAGAAAAAGAAATAGAGCAAAAAGTGAAAAAAATGCTAAACTGGATGCGATTGGAAGAAAATTATATAATATGAATAAAATTGGAGAAGAAGTTGAAGTAAATGAAAAGATTGATGTAGGTGCTGATGCTGGTGCGACAATCAGTGATTTCGTTCATTCAAAGAGCAAAACCTTCAAAGGTGATAGTAAAAAGCAAAGAATTAAGAGAGCACTTGGTGCTTATTATGCAGCACAGAGAGAAGAAACAGAAAACATTTATAATTATGTAATTGAAACTTTAGTTGATAGTGAATTCGCACAAGATTATGAGACTGCTGAAAATATGTTTGAGTGTATGAGCACTGAATTTGTGGCAGTTATTCTTGAAGAATATATTGAAGAAAAGGCAAGAGGAACTAGACCAAAAAGAACAGTTCACGCATATGATGTGGATGAAACTTTGTTCGGTCACGGCAAAAAAGGAAAACCAAATGTTCAGGTTCACGTAAAGGATTCATCAGGTAAGAGAGTTAAGAGTCTAAGCAACCAAGAGTTCAATACTCATAAGTTGGAAAAAGGACACTCATATGATTTTAGTGAGTTCCAAAGTGCTAAGAAGTTCAAGGAAACTTCAAGTCCAAATAAGAAAGTAATTAAGGACATTAAGAGAAAACAGGCAAGAGGACAAAACGTTCATTTAATTACTGCTCGTTCTAAGTTCGATAAACCAAGTGAATTCCAAGGACATCTTAAGAAGCACGGTGTTGATGTGGATAAGTCAAAGATTCACTATACTGGTGGAATGAAAGGTGGTGATATTGGCAAAAAGAAAGTGGATGTTGCGAATGCAGTAGCAAAGCAAAGTGGTGCTAAAAAAATTCATATGTACGATGATGCTGCTAAAGTTCATAAAGCATTTGAGAAAGAAAAGAAAGAAGCACCAACATCAAAGAAAATCAAAACTCATATGGTTGCACCAGATAAAAAAGGTGAATCAAGAGTTCGTTCTTATCAGGCAACAAAGAATGAAGAAATGAGTTCTTACGAATATTGGAAGCAATTTATAAAATAATAAATAAGTATATAAAAGTACTTTTTATTGCTCCCAACAAGATGAATAAAAAAGATTTGGACTCCTTGAACGAGTTATATTTGAGTGTTTATGATGGGGAGCAGTTGAATGAAGCACCACTTACACCAGAACAAATAAAATACAAAAATGAACGTGCTCAATTGGGGGTAATAAGTAAAGGTGGTAGATTTGTAGCAACGGGAAAAGTTGATCCAAATTTGACTAGCGATTGGGAATGGATGACCAGTAGTCAAGCAGGCAAAAGGCAACAACTAAGAGCTCAGAAACTTGCTGCTGACTTGAATAAAGGACAACGAGAAACAAGAATATCAAGAGCACAAAATGCTGCAATAGCAGCAGCAGATAAGGTAGAAAAAGAAAAAGCAGAAAAAGCAAGAATACAACCAGCGGGTTCTCCTCCAACAAGACCAGCAGCAGGAGGTTCAACACCTCCAACAAGACCAGCAGCATCTGGGCCAGTTCTTTCAAAGAAAAATGGAGTAGAAGGAACAGGAGTTGGTGCTAATTTTAAAGCAAGAGCATTTACTGCTGCAGAGAAATCTCGTTATGCAAGTGTTGCCGCACAGAATGCTGCAAGGAATTCTGCATCATCAACTTCAACACCAAAACCCCCAACACCAGCAATTGGAAAGTTGGGTAATACATCATTTGAAAGAAGAACTCCAACATCTGCTGAATTGAGAGCAGCACAAGGAGCAAGAGATAAAGGAGCATCACCAGAGAAAGCACTTCAAGCAGCACAAAAAACTAATCTTCCTACGACTGGTCCTACTCCTGCTGTTCCTGATATGAAAAGTGCAGCAGCAGATTTGCAGAAATTTACCCCAAGGGATATGTCTAAATACCCATTAAAACCAGCAACTGGTATAAATAATACAAAACCCAAACCAACGGCAATGACGCAATCAAATTCTTACGAATGGAATACTGCAAAAACTTTGAGAGATATTGCAGGTGCTTATAATGAAATCTACGAAGCAAAGAAAAAAGACCAAGACCAAGATGGTGATAATGACTTTGCAGATGTAAGAATTGCAAGAATGATTGCATCTGGAATGTCTAAGGCAGAAGCAATCGCAGCAGTTAGAAATAAGTCATATAATGAAGAAACTTCATTGGATGAAGCAACTGCAATGGCTAAGAGAGGCCATGATGAAACTGCAATCCGTAATAGAATTGCAAAATCAACAGGTGGTGGTAAGTTTGCAGACAAAGCAACTGCACTTGAAAATAGACCAACTTATGGAGATAGTGCAAAGCAAAAAGCAAGACAAAATCTTGCTAGAGCACAAAGAGGTGATTTCCGTAAGACAACTTCTTCAAGTCCTGGTCTTCACGGATATGCTCATAAGTCTGATGACCCTGCTGTAAAAGCAAAGCAGGCAGCAAGAGGAGCACAAAGAGGTGCTTTGACCCCTAGAGAGAAAAAGCAACTCAATAGAGAGGCATATGAAGCATATGAATTTGTAGCATCATACCTTCTCGAAAACAACTTTGCATCAACAGTTGAAGACGCAAATGTAATCATCAACAATATGAGTGAGGGTTGGTTCAATCAAATTATGGAAGGTTGATATAATATTAAAATTCATTAAGGCACCTTGACAGGTGCTTTTTTTATGACTATAATCACTCTGTTAGGGTTGAAGATAAGTTATACTTATAAATAACTTGAATATTATTAGGAACCCGAATGAGTTATGAAAACCCTTGGAGATACAATGGGGAAATTTTTGATAGCAATGATATTCAAGATAGTTTTGGTTTTGTTTATCTTATATCTTGTAGTAAGTATTATTATTAATCAACTATCCAAACATTACCTTCTTGTAACCTTTTTTTGTATGTTTGGAATCCTATTTTATTTTCTTTCATATAAGATACTATACTTTCCCAATTTTTATTTCCATCCGTTAGAATAATATTTCTTGATGTAGTAAGTTTTTGTTTATGTTCTTTTGTCAATTTGGATCCATACATAGGATTCCCTTCACCAGAAAACATTTCACTTAACTTTTGTCTAACCTCTGGTCTTTTTGCTGGATTATTATCACCAGTCATAAGTTTTCTTTTATCTTCTCTATATTTGTCATTTCTTAAAACAACTTCATAAATTCCAGTTCTTTCACTTACAAAAAATCTTCCTTCAATATTTGTATTATAATATTCATCAGTCATCAATACATCTCTTTTAAATTGTTCGTAAGTTTCAAAATAAGACATAGATTTTTTATGAGGACATAAGTAAAGAATTTCTCTTAAAAAATTTTCTTTTCCTATGTCTTTAATATCTTCTTTTAATTCATCACAAGAACCATAATAATTTTTCCAATCACTTTCTTTTGTTTTTTTGCGTCCAGTTTTTTTATCTTTTTGTCTAGTCCAAAAGTGTTTTTTCCCCACATATTTTCTTTCATTAGTTAAATTTGTAATCAAATAAACAAAACCTTCCATATTTTTTGGAACTTCAATAAAATCTTCTCCGTTATATTTCCATTCCATAAAAATATTTTCTTTCTTTTAATATTATTTATGCTTGAAAATATTTTTAAAAATATCTTGACAATGGTATTCCTGCGTATTATAATAGCAATGTCATGAATCGATATTTCAGGAAGGATTATTTCAATGGGACTTCACATCAAGAAAATATGCAATGATACAATTGACGGTCATATTGATCGTATGCATCTTTTGTGTGAAGAAGGAAGAACAAAAGATGCAGAGTCTGTTTATAGTGAAATCCGTGATTGGGTAATTCAAAAAGAAAATCTTGAAGTATTATCTCTTGATTATATTAATGGTTATTTTATAGATTTTTGACAAATTCTAAATAATAACTTATTATGATAAATCCCTATTATGAGTAGGGTAATTATTATGAGTCTTTGACTTTGATTTAGAGCCGTGGAAAGTGCCCTTTAAAAAAAGGGTGTACCCCCTTTCTATACGGATGTAGAGTTCAATTAATTTAAATGCAAAATTTCTTTACAGTAGCCGTTCCTCTAGTAGCAATGGTTACAACCAATACGGCATCACTGCCTCAATAGTTTCCTCATCCTCCTTTGGGTGTTCCTCCACCATTCTCTAATATTCAAGAGGAGCCTACATCAAAGACAGCAATCCGAGAGGTTGCACCAGAAAAGCCAAAAGAGAAAAGGTTAATTTGTAAAGGGTGTAATGAACATGAGAATGCTACCCTGGCATTTTTCCAGGATCGTGGTGTTAAAGACAGAAACGCCCTTGCTACCATCATGGGTAATATTCGTCAGGAATCAACTTTTATTCCTAATATTTGTGAAGGTGGTAGCAGAACCAGTTGGAGTAACTGTGGACGTGGTTACGGACTGATTCAATGGACATCTGCCGATCGTTATTATGGATTGGGTGATTTTGCCAAGAAGTTTGGTGGTTCTCCATCATCTCTTCAAACGCAACTTGGTTATCTAACAACTGAGGTTCAATGGAAACGAATTGAAGATAGGATGAAAACTCCTGGTAAGTCTATCAATCGTTACATGGACTATGCGTATAGTTGGATTGGTTGGGGGCATCATGGTGCTCGCACTTCATATGCTCATGATTATGCTTCTCGTCTGATTACGGTAGAAGTTTAATAAAATAGAATAATATAGGGGGAAGATTCGCAAATCTTCCCTTCTTAAACAAATTTTAATTGACATAAGAACGAGAGTGGATTAAGATACTCTCATCTTAAGATTTGCTTAAGACGCATAAATAACGAAGATTTACTTTGTTGTAAATCTTTACATTGTCGTTTAGTACACAAAAAACATTTTTATGAAAATCAAACAACTGATGCTTGCACCCGTTGCCCTTGGTATGATTGCTCCTGCTGTTGCGAATGCCGCAGATCTTAATATTGCAGCAGTCAATCAATACTCCTCTGAGCAGGCAACAAGCGTCACTCAATTTTCTGATGTCCAACCTTCTGATTGGGCATATCAGGCACTCAGCAACCTAGTAGAGCGTTATGGTTGCGTTGCTGGTTATCCTAACGGCACTTATGGTGGTGGTAAGGCAATGACCCGTTATGAGGCAGCAGCACTTCTGAATGCTTGCCTTGATCGTGTAACCGAAGTAACTGATGAACTCCAACGTCTTTCGAAAGAGTTTTCCGAAGAACTTCTAGTTATTCGTGGTCGTGTCGATAAACTGGAAGCACAAGTTGGTCAACTTCAAGCAACTCAGTTCTCCACTACATCTAAACTGCGTGGTGAAGCAACCTTCGTTCTCGGTGGTGTAGAAGGTGCTCGTCTTGCTAATGGAACCAATGTTGGCAACACTGCTTTCAACTATGATGTTCGTCTGAACTTTGATACTTCCTTTACTGGTAAGGATTTGCTGAAGACTCGTCTGCGTTCTGGTAATTTCTCCAGTCAACCCTTTGGTTCTTCCTCTTCTCTGTTCAAACTGGATAAGGCAGAATCTTATGCAAACCAAGTGCAACTTGACCGTCTGTACTATCAGTTCCCTGCTCTTACCAAAGGTCTGACTTTGACTGCTGGTGCTCTTGTTCGTAACACTGAGATGTCGTGGGTTCCTACTGCTTATAAATCAGACATTCTTGACTTCTTCTCTGTTGCTGGTGCCCCTGGTGTCTACAACAAAGCAACTGGTTCTGGTTTCGGTGCCCAGTGGGCACAACCTACCAAGAAAGGTAAGGGTGGTTTCGTTGCTGGTATCAACTATGTTGCCCAAAACGGTTCTGATTCTAGCAAAGGTGAATTTGATGAATCTGGTGCTCTGAACACTCTGGCACAGATCGGTTATCGTGCTCCTCAGTATGGTATTGCATTCGGTTATCGTTATGGTACTGAAGGCACTCGTGTTCGTACCTTCAACGGTGTTGCTGGTAATGGTGGTACTCTTGCTGCCAATCAAACCTCTAACGGTTACGCAGTGAATGCTTATTGGCAACCTAAGAAGTCTGGTATTATTCCTTCTCTGAGTGGTGCGTATGGTTGGAACACTGTAGAGGGTCCTGCTACTCCCCGTGCTGCTACTAAGTCTGAGACTTGGTTTGCTGGTGTCCAGTGGGCAGATGTATTTGCTAAGGGTAATGCCGCTGGTTTTGCTATCGGTGCCCCTGGTAATGCTGCTTCCCTCACTAAGGATGCTCTGATGTGGGAAACCTTCTATCGTTACCGCGTGAGTGATAATATCAGCATCACTCCTGCAATCTTCTATGTTTCCAATAATCAAGGATTCAAGAATGCATCCTCTAACTATGGTGGTGTAATTCAGACCCAGTTTAGGTTCTGATAACTAAAGGGTCGGTTTCCGACCCTTATTATAAATACCTAAAAAGTATTAGTTTAATGGAAAAGTT